CGTCAATGATATAAGGAGTTGGAATTGAACCAACCATAGTTTGAGCACGAGACCATACTGGTTTTACCCACTCACCATGTGTTACTTTATCTTCCCACTCTCTCCAATTATGTAGAGAACCAATTTGTTTATAATCATCGGCAGTTAAATACTTACCATCTAATTTGAAACCACATTGGTCTTGCATTCCGCCTGTAACATTTACAATAATTGGGGTTCCTGCCATAACTGATTCAGCAGTTACTAAACCAAATCCTTCATTACCTGCGATATTGATAGTACAATCTGCAATGTTATGTAAATAATTTAGTTGGTCTTGATTAATTCTATCAGCCGAGAACTTAATATCACAATCTGGTGCAATCTTTTCCGCAACTGCAATCAAATCTGTTCCATTTTGGTCTTTTGGTGCAGTGTGCATTATTAAACATACCTTATCTTTATCTTCATCAGGTAACCCATCTCTAAATTTACTGAATGCCCAAATTACATCTGAAGGTTGTTTTCTTTTGATATTTCTATTCATCCAAAAAAGGATAAATTTATAATCCTTATCACCTAATAAGTTTTTTCTAAAATCTTCAGGTACATCAGTTGGTTTAAAAGTATTGGAGTTAATACCATGAGGTACATAAGATACTTGCCAATCTTCTAAAGGTTTGATTGTTTCTGAATCAATCTTTCCAACTCTATTTACAATACCATAAGTTTGTTTTGAGATACAGCCTAACCAATCACACGATTCGTAGTAATTTCTATTATAATGTGGGTCTGGTAAATCATCCCAAATATGATAGAATAAGATTGGAATGTTTTGTCTTAATTCTGCTTCCATCTCATATAACCATCTCCAATATCTTGGGTCTGTGAAGTGAAGAATTGCATCTGGTTGATGTCTCATAATCAGCTCACGAAGAATATTTGCATCTCCATAACCTGTCCATGGTATAATTTTAAGTGAAGCATCTTTTACTCCACTAATTTTACGAGCATCTTCTCCTAAATCTATTTCTTTTCCCTTTTCTGGATGATTTACTGCTGCACCTAATTGAACCCAATCATAGTGTTCAAATGTACCGAAAACTAATTCCTTAGATACAGTTGCTATACCAGAGGACATTCTCAAATCATCTGATAGTAATAGAATCTTTTTCTTTGCCATTTAAATTGATTTAAAATTGTGAACCACTTTCTTGAAGTTGGTCATAGTTGTTAATTTCATTTCTAAAATCTTCATCTTCGATATATTTGTTTACCGAACGATTTACTAATTTTTGTAATGTGATGTTTGAATCAAATGAAATTTTTTTAAACTTTGAGTAAAGGTTTTTTATAATTTTTACCGTAGTTAATTTTGTATCTGCCATAACTATGTTTTTATTGTTTATGTATAAATATATACATATTTATTTTTTAAACAAAAAAATATATAAATTAATTCCAAGCAGAACAAAGGCCTCTTGTTTTAAATTCACACCAATCACATTGTTTACCTTTGTTGGGCGGGAAAGATTCTTGGATAATTTCTCCAGCTTCACCAAAGACAGAATCTACAAAGTTAGAAAATCCTTTCCATGCATTGTTTACTGAGGGTTTACCATTTGCTGGTACAAATTTTGAGATTCTTGGTATAGGGTATTCGAAGTTTTCTGATATTTTACGTTTTAGGATTTGATATTCTACCTTAATTTTATCCAATGGAATATCGTACTTTTCAGAGTAAAACTTTTTATACAATAACATTTGAGAGGTTTTTATCTTATCAGCTTTCTGATATTTGTTCCAACCTCTTGTTGAAGTTTTAAGGTCAATGATAATGTACTCATCAGATGATTTATCTTTAAGTAAGATATCGATAAAACCAATAAAGTGTACACCAGGTTTTACTTCTGCGTTAAGTACTTGTTCTATCGCTACCAACTCAAATCCACTCTTGTGATAGAGTTTATCTAACTTGTTGGTAAAATATTGTAGAATTAATTTTCCATCCTCGTAGAACTCACCCAATTCCTCCTTAGTACATGGATACATACCATCTACCATCTTCTCTGATTCTTTTGTGAAATGTTCTACGAGTTTATCGTATAACATCTTTTCAAGATTCAGTTGGAGTGCTTGTTTTTTGGTTACGTTATACATTACATCCAAGAAGTGTTGGATTGTTTCGTGCATTGCTGAACCGAAAATCGTGTGAATGTTTGCTGAGGATGTTCCCAACTTATCAATGTAGTTCAACTTGTATTGTTCTTGACACGTTGAATACATTCCATATTGAGAGTAACTTACTTTCGCCATTTATCTTTTACTTTTTGTTCATTTTCTTTACCAATCCTTTTAGCTCTTTCAAGTTCTTCATCACTAATCATTCTTCCTTCATTTGCGGCCGCCATGGCTGCAAACTTTTTCATTTCGTGTGAGTTAAGAGGTCTTGTTTTAGATTTTAAATAATCACTCTGTCCATCAAGGTATTCAAGAAAACCATCGAAATCTTCTTTACCTAATTTATCTAGTTCTTCGTCAGTTAATGGATTATTGTGGTCGTATTTCATATCTTATTATTTACAATGTAAATATACGAAAATTATTTGAATTATCCAAATATTTAAACCTTTAATTTTAGCTTAGTTATTTGTTTTTTATCGATACCATATTTTTCACAAATGTATTTTATGTTTTCTCTACCTTCTCGTGTTGAGTAAAGAATTTCACAATAATCTTCTGCCTCTTTTTTAGAACATTGAAAATCTTGTTTCATAATATCAATTAAAAAAGATTCATATTTGTTTTCACCTTTACCTTTAGTATATTTTAAAAAGTATCTACCTTTTGGAATGATTCCTATAAGAGAAAGATATAATTGTTTCGGCTCTAATACTTGAGTATATGGTTGTATTTCTGAAAGAACTTCTATCCAATCAGGATTCATCGAAAGGAATCTATGAATCATATAATTGGACCAAGTACGCTTATCTCCATCGTCTAACTTATCCCAATACTTTGGGTCTTGAAATTGTGTAACTGCTTTGATATGGTCAAAAAGTGATTTTGGCATTTAGTTTGTAATAACAGGTTTTAATTCATCAGGTAATAAATCTGTATTTATTTCTCCACAATCACCACAAAGATATAACTCTACGGGTATGATTGCATCTTTTGCTGTACCTGTTACTAATCTCGATACTTTTAAGAATTTAGTACCAGGAATAAATACAGTTCCATCACATTCAGAATTTGTACAAACCATTTCCTTTGCTTGTTTTAAATCGATTTGTGGTTGTTTTGGTTGTTTTCCTAATATATCTGCCATTTTTAAATTGTTTGTTTGTTTCTATGTTTTATAAAAATATATTTCCCATTTAATATATATGAAGTTCCTACTTTATCTGAAAGGAATTCATCAGTTGCTATTTTAACGCCAGGTAAATCCGGTAATGTATAGTCATCCACGAGTATAACACCCCCATCACTTAACCTTGGATAAATAATTTGAAAACTATGCATTATTGATTTATATAAATCACCATCAAAATGAGCCAACGATACTTTCTTAGGATATTTTTCTAAATCAATTTCATTAAAAAATCCTTTTAATATAATTGGTTTTTTTAAATCTTTAAATTTTTCATTAATATCATCAATATGAGCCTCACTCATATCACCCTTTTCAAATTTAATTAAAGAACTATTATTATGTTTATCACAATCCATTAATTCAGGCAATCCTTCAAATGAATCAACACCATATAAAGATTTATCTGATTTATGTCTTTCTAATAGTAATTGTATATGGTACAATAAGTGTCCATTATAACATCCCATATCAATAATATCACCTTCGATATTATTTTCTAAAACACCTTCTATATGTTTTAAAACCGTAATAGTTTCTTTTGTACTATTTAAACCATTATCGATATAATATGGTAATATATCAGAGATGTAACTCATTAAATTGATAAGTGGCTTAATTTTTCTTGTAATCGTTTCATGTGCTTACAAGGTGAATGTCTACGAAATTCTCTTGCCTTACAATCACAACCATCGATTTTATAATCCGTTACTCGTACTCGATAATACGATAACTTACCTGTCTTTTTGTTACGAGAACCCATTTCTCGATAATACCAACTATTTGTCATAACCAACGAATTTATAAGGAACTTCTTCTACTAATCCTTGTTTAACTGCATATGGATATTCATCATTTAACCAATAGTTTTGAACCATATCAAGTTCATCTAAACAACCTTGATACAAATCTTCAACTTCATATCCACTACCATACTTAATACCACCACACAAACTCATAAGTTCGTTGAGGTTATTCCAATTATTTTTGTTCTTATGAATCGAGTTAAGTATATTCGATTTCATGATGTTTGCTACCTTGTCATTGTAATCATACATTTCCTTTGACCAAGGTTTTGTAATTTTAGGTTTTACCAATACTTTCATATCTTATCATTTATATTACAAATATACGAAAAAATATCGAGAAATCCAAGTGAAATTTGATTTATTTTCACATTACATACGTTTTAATTATTTTTTCAAATTCATTAATATTAATCATTTTTTTACCATCCGAAGGTGCTTCATCAGGATTATCATGTACCTCAACAAATAAATTTAACCCCATAGCACCTGCTAATTTAGCCATAGTTTTAGCATATTTTCGTTCACTAATACTGTGTGTAATATCCAAAAAAATAGGTACGTTGTAACTATCTTTCATATATTGAATACCTTCAAAATCAATAATCACTTTATCGTATCCAAACGATGAACCTCGTTCTGTAATCCACACATTTTCTTCACCCACTTTTGAAATGATTCCATGTATTCCATTTGGTGATATAAACTGGCCTTTTTTTATATTAACAATCTTATTAGTTGATATCGCCTTTTGAAGTAAATCAGTTTGTTTGGATAAAAATGCTGGTATTTGATAAACATCAACATCCAATTTATCTATTTGATGTGTTTCGTGAAAATCAGTAGTTATTTTAAAATCTTTTTTTAACTCTGAAAAATCTTTAAAACAAGCATTTAATCCTAATCCTCTTTGAGAATTATTATGGGTTCTATTAGCTTTATCAAAACTAGCTTTGAAGTAATATTCTATACCATACAAATCACAAACACTTTTACAATAACTAGCTATTTTATAGCTATGTTCATAACTTTCATGTTGACAAGGCCCAGCTATTACTATCGGTTTCTTCATAAATCTTCTTTGGTATTAATTTCTCTACCATTATATTCTACTTCCACAGCCATTATTCTAAAATGAGAACCTAAAATTCTGTTTTGTTCTAAATCCTCATCAGGATAATTTTCTGTAAGTGACCAATATCTATCCAAAAATACATTAGGATATGCATATATTCCTAAATGTGAATCACCATACCCAATGTCCTTTCGAGTAAACCAACAAGCGAAATTACTTTGATGAATAATCTTTACTCCATTTGGAGTGTATCCTTTTCTGTAAGCCGTGATAATGTTTCTATGAGAACCCATTTTATTAATTATAGGCTCAATTGTTTTGTGTGTTATATCTAACATATCCCCTTGAACATTAATAATATAATCATACTTTTGAAAATGAATAAACCTACTACATATTCGTGCTGTACCATTTTCCTCTTCATCGGTCATTATAACATTTTCTTTAGGAATATATTTAGCTATCTCATCACTATCAGTTAGTACGAATGTATCATACCCAAACTTACACACTTTTTCAAATACATTTTGAATAAGAGGTTTACCACCAAATTCAAGCAGCATTTTCTTTTCTATTCTACTACTCTCCAATCTAGCAGGAATGGCTATCGCTATTTTAATCATACCTTCTTACCAACAGTTCTACGATTAATATCATCGTGGTTAAATTCAGCCCAATAGAGTTCAAATGCAACCCCATCTTCCAATCCCTCAAATTGATGAAATTTACCTGGTTTGACAGTTGTGAAATCACCAGCTTCTAGTATTGTTTCATCAACTAAATTTTGGTCATCTTGCCAAACACGAATTAACATTTTACCCGATTCAATATAGAATCCATTCCATTTGTATTTATGTTCGTGTTCAGAACATTTATATCCTTTATTAAATTGTATTCTGTGAAATTCTAATACACCATTTCTGTGTATCATTTTTGTATTACCCCAAATTTTACC